ATGAAAGAGGCAAAAAGGCGTGCGCGCAGCAAAAAAGGCGCGCCACACGTGACATTTGAGATTGCGCATGACGTGCGTGACACGCTCGGCAAAGATGTAGGGCTGAGAATACTTGAACGCTCGGACATGCTTGCTGCGAGCACATTGGAACAGCTGCGCAAGTCGACGGACAGAGCATATACGCTTTTCGGTTTTCTGATGACAGCGTTCAGCGCAGTGACCGGTCTCCTTATGGCTGCAAAAGGGATATTGATTCTCATTCCCGGCGTGGTACTGTGGATTGGTCTGTGCATTTCCTTATATATAATGTTCGGCAAGGTGATATGGGTGCACAGTTTCAGGTGTATGGGTAATGAGCCTCAAAATCTTATAAGTGAGCGTAATATAAAAATGCTAAAAGGTATATACGGAACAAAGCAAACACTAAGCAGCCGCTATTAACTTAATCTGATATACGACAGCATAGAAGACTGTGCGTATGCCATAGCGATAAACGACAGTGCGCTGGAAGACCGTGTGCGTACTATAGAGCTTGTTATGAATACATTGAAGATTACGATAAGTGTGGTGGCACTGAGCGTATTATTCATCTTCGTCTTCAGATTCATCAATTGAGTCTTGGAAGAAGTTGGTAAGTGAGGCTTTTCTGCGTGTAAGTCTCTCCCACTGTTCTTTCTCTACGTTTTGTCTGGTTTCCTTTTTTTTGCCATAATATAACTATAATAATCAGGTTAGACAATGCGAATAAGTCCGACGATGGTGCTCATGCTGCGTATGTCGTCTTTCGGAAGCAGGAACGGACGGTGTACGGTGTCGTTCTCTGAGGCGCAAAGTATGCAGTCACCGTGCTCGATGCTTTCCATGACGCGCTTAACCAGCACACCCTGGCTTGTCTCGAGGACATAGACCGTACCCCATTGGAAGAAGCGTATGTCGTGTATCTTGTGACACGCGATGAGGTCGCCGCTGTAGTATAGCGGAATCATGGAGTCTCCGGACACACGTATGATGAAGTCCGCGCCTTTGTCCTGGAATTCAGGTATGATGTATCGCTCACAGTTCTCCATGTATGCGAATGAGCTGTCTGTAGCCGGGAATCCGGCAACAGCATCAAGCGGAATAAGCGGTATGCCTTCTTTGCCATCATCCATTATGCGTTTGGCTGCGGGTTCCGGTGTCTGTCTGACAGCGTTGTCGCTGTTGTCTGATGAAAGCATATTGCCTCGGCCTGTCATTAGCCATTCTGCAGACAGTTTTGGGTATATGGATAAAATTTTAACCAACATATCACTGCCGGGTTGGCTTAATATATTTTTTCCTTTAAAATTACTTGCTTGAATGCCTGTTTCCTGAAAGAAGGCATTCTTTTTTATGCCCTCACTCTCTATAAACGTTAAAATTCTTTCCTTAATGGTTATTTTTTTATCCATAAACTTTGTGTGGTTAAAATTTTATCCTATCTTTGCGAAGAAATTAAATGTAAACCGCGTTCAAAGATACGAAAAATAACATAAACAGCAAAGAGCAATGACACAGAAAGAATTTGAGCAGCTATCAGGTCTGGTGGAGTCAAAGATAAGCAGTCTTGAGTCTATTGTCGAACAGAATAAGAAAATTATGCAAGACGATTATGTGAGATTCTTCCGTTACCACGCGGACGTCTTGTATAAAGTATGTCTGCAGCTTAAGGAATACCGGCAGTTGCAGGAGTTAATAAATTCCGGACGACCGGCTGACGTCGTGGAATACCTTCTTACGACAACAGAGTGTATCACTGATGATCTGTTGAACGACCCAACATTGATATACACGACAAACGAGCTTTCGAACCTCGCCTATCTACTGAGGATTGACGTGAAAAAAGATATTTTGCGTGAGTATCGTAAGCTGTTGGCGCAAGGAAAGGACATACATACAAACTATAAATCGTAAAATATGGAAACAGTAACACTTAATGCCCTATTACGGGTAATGAATGAGAAAACATTCCGCGGGGTAAAACTCAGAGGCAAGCTTGTCATCACAAAGCCTGCCCCATATACAGAGATATTATTTTCGTCTATTCCATGTCGTTATCGTCATAAACTGACCGAAGTTCGTTGACGCTGCCGATAATGAACATATAGCGGAACAGGCAAGGTAACGTAAGATGCTTTCAGGATGACGTCTCCGCAGCGGCGGAGCCAGGGGCGTAAAAGTGACACGGTATAGGTTATCCGGGGTTCGACTCCCCGCGCCCCACAAAATAGATAGAATGTTTCATACAGGAGTCTGGCATTGCGGTCCGTGAGGATAGCAATGCCGCATGGGCACAAGAGGCTTGCGTGCGGTTCGAGTCCGCAGTGCCCACAAGACATATTAACGAAAAAACAGAAAGGACATGAGACAGAAGATTTTCATAGAGCGTGGAGAGGGCACGGCGCTTGCGCGCATATTCGGCTGTTCGCGGATGTACGTGAGCTACGCTCTGTCGTTCAAGAAGAACAGCGCGAAGGCACAGCGCATACGCAAGGCAGCCATAGAGCGGGGCGGGCAGCTTGTGAGTTTCGAACCGGTAAAAAAACAGCAATTATGAGAGAGGATCTGGAGCGCATGTACGGAGCCGAGCTGCGGTGGCTGCGCCGCCTGAGCCGCAGGGACAGATGGCGCATAGGCTGGTTTGCCGTGAGCATGTGCCTGGTTATGATGGCGGCGGACGGTCCGCTGCCATGTCTGGCGGTGATTTATCTTAACGGCGCGGTCTCAACCTGGCAGTTGCACAAGGTGAGAGGCATGCGGTGAATTTGAAAGAAAGGAGACCTGTATGGAATACTACAACAAGATGCTTTGTCTGAGCTTTGCCGACCTGACGGGCGGCGGTAATCCGGTGATATTACCTAAGACATTATTACAAAATGTATGTCGCGGCAATATCATCCGTGCGGACCGTGCCGGCGGTGAGGGTTCCAGGGCACTGTACGTCTGGAGCAGTATTCCGGAGAAATACAGAAAGAGATATATGGAGATGCACGGTGATCCGGAGGAGGAGATGAGGAAGGCGCAACAGGCTGTGGAGCTTGTGGAAGACAGCGACGCGCGCTCATACTTCGAGGCATACAGATATACAGACAAGAGAGGCGAGGAAAGGAGTCTGACAGACGGACAGATAGACGACTACACGAGAAACGCGTCGGTGCTGAACGTGCTGCTCAAGACCGCGCAGGGCTCGAGGAGCCTGCGGTCGTCGCTGAACGCTCGCGGCACGGGAAACACGTGGGACATCGTGGCGGAGACTTCGGAGAGCCTGCGCGAAAGATACGGGCACTCGCTGCCCGCCAACCCGGCAAGGCTCCGCGCCAAGATGAGGGACTACGCCGGGCGTGGCTATGAGGTGCTGATAAGCGGCAAGCTGGGCAACACATCCTCGGTGAAGATAACCGCAGAGTTCGGAGAACTGATAATAGCGTTGAAGCGCAGCCGCGTGCCCGTGTATACTGACAGAGCCCTTCTGGAGAAAGCCAACGAGGAGGCGGAAAAGCGCGGGTGGAAGCCCCTGCGCAGCCTTGCGGGACTGAAGAGATGGCTGAACAGCCCTGCGGTGCAGCCTCTGTGGTATGACGCGGCTTATGGTGAGCAGACCGCCCGACAGCGTTTCGCGCGGAAGCACCGCACCGCCCTGCCCTCACGGCGCGACTCGCTGTGGTACGGTGACGGCACGAAGCTTAACCTGTACTACCGCGACGAGAAAGGCAACGTGAGGACGACGTGCGTGTATGAGGTGGTGGACGCCATGAGCGAGGTGCTTCTGGGCTACCACATCAGCGACAGCGAGGACTACGAGGCTCAGTACAACGCCTTCCGCATGGCTGTGCAGACAAGCCGCCACAAGCCCTACGAGATAGTACACGACAACCAGGGCGGTCACAAGAAGCTGGAGAGGCTGACCGACGGATTCTTCCACAAGATATGCACGGTGCACCGTCCGACGCAGCCGTACAACGGCGAGTCGAAGACGATAGAGAGCATCTTCGGACGGTTCCAGAGTCAGGTCCTGTCGAAGTTGTGGCAGTTCACCGGTCAGAACGTGACAGCAAAAAAACTGTCAAGCCGTCCTAACGTGGAGTTCCAGGACGCGAACAAGGCACGACTGTACACTCTGGACGAGCTGCGCGACGCCTACGCCGCCGCGCGCAAGGAATGGAACGAGATGCCCCATCCCGCCACTGGCGAGCGGAGGATAGACATGTACATGAGGAGCGTGAACGAGGCTACGTCCGAGGTGACGACCGGCGAGATGGTGAGGATGTTCTGGGTGTTCAAGGAACGCCGGAGCACATTCACCGACCAGGGCATAAAGGTGAGGATAAACGGCACTGACCTGCAGTACGAGGTGTTCTCCGCCCCGGGCGTGCCCGACCACGGCTGGCGTCGCCTGCACACATACGAGAAGTTCGTCGTGGCATACGACCCGAACGACACGTCGTGCATAAGGCTGTACACGCGCATGCCGGACGGCAGCCTGCGGTTCGAGCGCACTGCGGAGCCGTACATTGTGATACATCGTGCCAAGCAGGAGCAGACCGATGCCGACGGGGCTTTCATCCGCCAGGAGCAGGAAGCCAACGTGCGTGACCGCGTGGAGCGTGCCGCCGAGGGCTACCGCATAGCCTCCGCCCACGGTACGGCACCGGAGCAGAACGGCCTGCGCACACCTAAGCTGAAGGGTCTGCCGAAGACGGCGCAGGACGCGCTGTACAAGCGTTATCTGAAGTATGACAGCGACAACAATGATCTGGAGCTGGGACGCCACACGAAGAGCATGAGCATGGACGACTGGCGCGACGTGATGGGGCTGGATGCGGATAAGGAGAAAGGGAAAAGGACTGCGGGAAAACTGTAGGAAAAGGTAAAAAAGTAAAAGAGTAAAAAAGTAAAAGAGTAAAAAAGTAAAAAACAAATATAGGCAAAAAGAAGAAGACATGAAAGAGAACGAGAAGAAGGCGATATGCGAGGCTCTGAAACGCTATGTGGCGAAATATCCGAGCCAGAACAAGGCAGCGGCGAGCCTGAACGGCACGAGCGCCGGAACGGTGAGCACGATACTGTCGGGCGCGTGGGACAAGATAAGCGACGAGATGTGGCGCAAGATAGCCGCGCAGGTGCACGCTTTTGTGGACAGCGGCGAGTGGAAGACTGTTGAGACGGCAGCCCTGCAGGAGATGGTCTACGCCATGGAGGACGCCCAGCAGTGGAAGAACGTGACATGGGTGGTCGGTGAGGCGGGCTGCGGCAAGACCACCGCCGCACGCCTGTATGAGGAGGAGCACAGGGAGGTGTTCTACATCCTGTGCTCCGAGGACATGCGCCGCAGCGACTTTGTCCGCACCATAGCGCGCAAGGTGGGAATACGCACTGACGGCATGAGCATACGCGACATGCTCGACGCCGTTACCGGCTCGCTGGTTCAGATGGACGCCCCGCTTCTTCTGTTCGACGAGGCTGACAAGCTGATAGAGTCGGTGTTCCACTACTTCATCGACCTTTACAACCGTCTGGAGGACAAGTGCGGCATGGTGTTTTTCTCGACATCCTACATTAGACGCCGGATGAAGACGGGACTCCAGTACGACAAGAAGGGTTACAACGAGATACACTCGCGCATCGGCAGGAAGTTCTTCGAGCTGGAGCCGACTGGACCGCGCGACGTATATGCCGTGTGCGTGGCGAACGGTCTGTGCGACAGGAAGCAGATAGCCGAGGTGGTGAAGGACTCGGAGAAATACGACTTCGATCAGAGGCGCGTGAAAAAGGCGGTGCACAGAGTGAAGAGAATGGCGTTTGAACAGTGACTGAAAGGTGTTTGAGGAATGAGAAAGGCAATATCAGTGAGCGAGCTGCTGTCAATGAGGATCGAGACGCTTCCCCTGGAGGGCGCGTGGCGGGACGCCTTCGGCGAGCCGGAGCGTCACGGTGTGTGGTTCGTATGGGGAGGCAGCGGCAGCGGCAAGACGTCGTTCGTGCTGCAGCTGTGCAAGGAGCTGTGCCGGTTCGGGCGCGTGGCATACGACAGCCTGGAGGAAGGCGCGTGCAAGACGATGCAGAACGCCTTCATCCGCACGGGCATGCAGGACGTGGCGCGCAGGATGGTACTGTTGGACTGCGAGGACATGGCGACGCTGAGCGAGCGTCTGAAGAAGCGGCGCAGCCCCGAGTTCGTGGTTGTGGACAGCCTCCAGTACACCGGAATGAGCTACAGCGACTTCCGGACGCTCAAGGAGCGGCACCGCGACAAGCTCCTCATATTCATCAGCCAGGCTCGCGGCACACAGCCCTCCTCGCGTGTGGGCGTGAGTGTGATGTATGACGCGGGTCTGAAGATATGGGTGGAGGGCTACAGGGCATTTTCCAAAGGCAGGACGTTCGGGGATAAGGGATATTACACGGTGTGGCCGGAGAGAGCGGAGAAGTATTGGGGAAAGTGAGAAGGTGAGAGGGGGAGAAGGTGAGAAGGTAAAAAAGTAAAATATAAAAAGAGAAGGGAAAGGACATGAAGAAGGAAAAGGTATACATAAGTGGCGCCATAGCGCATCATGACATTGAGGAGCGCAGGCGCGCGTTTGGGGACGCCGCACGGTTTCTGGACCTGAAAGGTTTCGAGCCTGTGAATCCGTTTGACAACGGGTTGCCGGAGGATGCCGACTGGCGCGAGCACATGCGCGCGGACATGGCGCTGCTGATAGGCTGCGACCGCATCTATATGCTGGGTGGCTGGGAGAAGAGCAAGGGCGCAAAGCTGGAGCTTGACGTGGCGAGCTCGTGCGGGATAGAGGTGATGTTTGAAAGGTAAAAAGGTGAAAAGGTAAAAAAGTAAAAAAAAGTAAAATCGTAAAGTGATGGAAAAGACTGTTGGAAGAGTTGCCGCATGGCTGCGCGTAATGCGCGGTCGGCGTGCGGAGAGGAGGATGGCGGCAATGGAGCGCCGCATGATGGCGGACGCCAGGCGCGCCGTCCAGGTGCGTGAGTTCTACGGCGAGGTGTTCGTCTGCATGGACGGTGTGCCTGTGGTGCCTGCGGACGGCTTGAAATGGGACTTGCCCACGGTGCTTGACGTGGCGCGCGAGGCATACATAAAATACAGAAAGGAGGAGTGCGCCTATGGACGTTGACAATTATGCGAGGTTCTACGCGCTTCTAAGGCGGATGCCCTGTGCCGACAAGGAGACGCTGGTGTCGCAATACAGCGACGGCAGGACGAGACACCTGCGTGAGCTGAGCGGAAGCGAGTACTGTGCGATGTGCGACGCGATGGCGCGTGTGGCGGGCGAGGATGAGAGCCGTCGCGGACTGAGGAGGCTGCGCAGCGCGGCGTTGCACCAGATGCAGCTGCTCGGTGTTGACACCGCCGACTGGAGGAAGGTGGACGCCTTCTGCCGTGACAGGCGCATAGCCGGTACGGACTTCAGGGAACTGGACGGTAAGGGTCTGGAGGCACTGACAAGGAAGATAAGGATAATAAGGAGAAAACGTCAGGACGACTGACTGCATAAATTAAGAAAGAAAATGGAACAGAACACTCAGAGTGTGGACATAAAGTCCATGACAAAGGAGCAGCGGGCGGAACTTCTTGCCCGTCTGCAGCAGGAAGAGAGAGAAGACCGTGTGGCACGGCGTGAGACCTACGAGGGACTGCGCGCGGAGTTCATGCGCGAGGTGGAGAGAAAGGTGACGGCTCTTGTGGAGGACGTCAGGGGCTTCAGGAAATGGCTTGAGGGCGAGACGGACAGCTTCACGGAGGTCATGAAGGACTACGGTCAGGTGAAGAGCGACGGACAGCGGTCGTACACCATCACCGACGGCGGCTTCCGCCTGGAGCTGAAGAGCAACAAGGTGAAAGGCTTTGACGAGCGCGCCGACATGGCGGCGGAGCGTCTTATAGACTACCTTAAACGCTACATGGAGCGGAGCGAGAAGGGCGCGGACGACCCGATGTACCAGATGGCTATGACTCTGCTCGAGCGCAACAAGATGGGCGACCTCGACTATAAGTCAATATCAAAGCTCTACGAGCTGGAGGACAAGTTCGACGGGGAGTATGCCGACATCATGCGCCTGTTCAAGGAGGCCAACGTGGTGCAGCGCAACGCGGTGAACTACTACTTCTGGAAGCGCAATCCGGCGAACGGCGTATGGATGAGGGTCGAGCCGAGCTTCTGCAGGATGTGACAAAAAGTGAAAAAGGAAAAGGGTAAAAAACGTAAAATGTAAAAAAGCCGCGCAGACAATGGTGTTTACGCGGTTTTTTCGTAACTTTGCCGTTATGAGAAAAGGACGTGACAGAACACTGATAAACGAGAGGGACAGGAAGCTCTTTGAACGCTATTATTATTGGACAGAGATTCAAAGACTTCGATTTGACGACACCATCCAGAAATTGTCGAGTGAAGAATTTTTCCTGAGCGAGCAGCGCGTCATACAGATTATACGCCGCATGCTCCAGGAAGGCGCCACCGTCAACGGCGAGCAGATACCCGCCACGCGGTTTGCCGGTTTCCGCAACAAGAAACGGCCTGTTTCGCGTGCCAAAAAAGCCAATATCAGCGTGTGATATGGGCCATATCATCGCCTGATATCGGCCATTCTGACATGCACAACGGGCTTGGCTGTAGCGACAGCCGGAGCGTCTGCCACTTGTTCGGACGTAGTTGTGGTATATGTCTGCTCGTAAACCTTAATGCCATGGCTCCATGTGTAGAATCTTGATTGTGTGCGCACGAGCGCGCCGTCGCTGTCGGGGCGGAAGCCCTGGAGCAGCCTGTGCAGCCCGTGTCTCATCCGCTCGCGTTCAGCCACACGGTCGAGCGTGCCTGATGTGGCGTGCGTGTCGTCGTAGCAGTCGATGATGAGCCGCACACGCACCTTGCATGTGCCTTTCTGGCCGCCGTCGGCGGTGTCTGTCCACGACGTCTCTGGCGTGTCTATGAGCACCGCCGGCATGACGAGGGGGTATGTGTCCACGTCTTCCTTGTCTATATACTCGAGCTGCCCGTAGTCCTCGTCGACAAGAGCGAGCTGCGGCATTGACGACTGTATGTGTCCTATCAGAGTCCGTATTATCTGTTCCATCATAGTTTCTCCGAGTATGATATTTTCCTGCGTATCCTTTCTATAGTCTCATTGACAAGCTCCGTTATCCTTTCGTTCAGCTCACGGCTTCTGCCCATGAACTGGCGTCTGGGAATGCGCATGTGTCGGCTGTAAGCCCTCACCGCGTACCTTCTTGCCCTTTTCCTGCCTTTCTTCAGTATCTTGCGTTTGTGGGCACCGACGCGGACGGTGCCGTCGAAGCCGTAGTTGTGCACCCATGCGTAAGGCACCGGATTGCTTACCGTCACCTCTCCCGGTCCTGTGACCTTATACTGTGTCGATCGTGACAGATGCTCCCGTCGCGAATGCAATGGCAAGTACTGCGAGTCCTTTCCCTTGCCCTGCTGGCGTCTGGTGGTCTTCCACGGCTTCAGCCCGCCGTCGCGCCATCCGGCATCGCGGAAGTTCCGGTTTGTCATGTTTACCGCGGCGTTGCCTATGCGTCGGGGCAGGTTGCTGTTCACCTCGCGCACTATCTGGTCCTTGACGCTCACGATGCGTCTGCCTATCTCATCCGCGTTCATAGGACAAACTGATAAAAGAGTGCGGCGAATACGCCACCGGCAAAGGTACAGAGCCAGTCGGTTAGGTCAAATTTATTCCCATACATGCGGTCTTTAAGCTCGAGGCATGTGGCAGCCACAGCCGAGGAGAAGAGCGCGCCATAGACCGAGAAGCCCATGACACCGACGAAAAGACCGCCGAGAAGGTGTTTCCAACGGTTGGATTCCTTAAAAAATGAAATAATTCTGTTCATAATGTTTGTCTGTTGGATTATTATTGTTATATTTGCGACAAGCTTCTAAAGAAGTCGCGTGTGCTACGGCACGTCGCCTCGCAGGGGAATCCGAAAGGACTCCCCTGTAGTTATTTTAATGGTAATAGAATTTTCTATCCTTGTAGAATAAGCTGACATTACCTTTTTCGTAAACCCACACTTCGCTAACCTTTATTTCTGGAAACCTTAATCTCGCAACTATGGCTTTTCGTAAATATCTGTCAGAACAGCCTTTCGTGTTATTTATAACAATACGGTCGGACTGCTTCAATCCATGCGAAATCATATTTCTGATTTTCTTTTTATTCCATGGCTTGGCAAACCCCTCGTACTCGTAGAACACGCCATCGACAGAAAAGTCGGGACATTTTTTCTCAAACTTTGTTCCGGTCAGAGAGCCGTATATCTTTTTGTATTCCTCAGACCTGTAATGCAGGCGCGGCGTCATTCTGACCTCATGACCCGTTTTCGCAAACTGGAGGCATATACGTTTCATGTCCTTATAGTCGGTCTTGTCCTTTTCGACGTCTTGGTGTATATAGAGGCTGCCGCCGTTTCCTGCCTTATATATTCAAGCTTGAAGCCGTCAGAGGATATGCGGCTTATACAACCGTTTATGTATGGACAGTTATAACAGTCCTTCTTCCTTGCGTTGAAGAGTCCCAGCACCCTGTCCTTGATATCCGGTCTGTAGAAAGCACACGAGCCGCACGACCTCGGGAAATACGGATGGCTGTCGCTGAAGATGTGTCCGTCCTTGCCCGGATTGTTCTCCAGTCCCGGCTCGGGTTTGTCGGGGTCGAGAAGTTTCTTCAGCTCGGGCGTGGCCGGCTCGTCGGTGACCTCGAGGGTGCACTTGCAGTTCCAGTGGTCGCCGGGGTGATGGCGGCTCCAGAACTCGTCATCGACGGGCAGTGTGAGTCTGCGCTCCCAGAACGCGCGGTGTGTGCCTTCCGGATCGGGCGACGTGGTGGGCATCCATCTGAGGTTTGGAAGTATGTCTTTGTCGCGCTCAAACTGCTGCCAGTCGGCTGCGTTGTGGGCCCGTATGACAGCCGTTGAGTATTCTGTCTCGAGCCACGTGCGGTTGTAGTGTGATGATATGCCCCGCACGTCCTCCACCCACTTGCCGAAGGGTTTGAGTTTGCCGTCGGCATCGGTGAGCAAAGCCGCCATCTCGCGCCCCATCCTGTGCACCTTGAATGCGGTGAAGACTTCGTTGGAGTGTCGCAGCGCGCGGTAGAAGTCCTGCTCGAGCGACGGCGAGGGCGGTGTGGCACCCTGCGAGAGTCCCTCGACGGTGGCCTCGTTGACGATGCGTAGAATCTCTCGCCACATGGTAGGCTCGAAGTCTGCGGAGGTGTCGAATCCGCTGTATATCTTGCGCAGGAATGTGGCGAGCACCTCTGCAGAGACGGTGAACGACGCGGCATTATGGATGTGGCCGTGCGAGCAGCAGTCACAACCGGTGTCACGATAGTATATGCCGTCTATCAGCGGAATCAGCGTGCCCCGTTCTTCGGGGCGAGTCCGAAAAAACTTCTCAACCGGTTGTTTACCGGTGTTTGAGAAGTATTTTTATTGTCGCCTTTGTCTGCCGCAAGAGCATCACGCATGGCCTGTCGCTCTGCTTCCTTCATCAGCTTGAGCTCCTCGTAGTTGTCAGGCTTGCGCACGGAGAACGTCTCATACAGATAGTCGTCGTCGATGGGCAGTCCCATGGACGAGAGCTTCTGCACGATGTCTATCTGCTGCGATGGGTTTATCTTGTCGTGGCTGGCATAGACGAACTCGCCGCCATCGACGTTGAAGCCGAGGTTCTGGAACACAGGGCGCATGTTGTAGTTCAGTATGTCGAGCAGGAAGCCGCAGTCGTCGGCGTTCATCTCGTCTTCTTCTTGCTTATGCACGGTGCCTAAGGACTGCGTGCCGTTCTCTCTGGCGTCGGTGGTGAGCGTGTTGCCGAGCACTCGTATTGAAATTTTCGAGTCCCAGTACTCGGCGAAGGTGCGGTAGAGCTCAGACGATCCTGTCTTGTTGGACGCCTCTATCAGCGTCAGCTCGGAGTCCTTCGGATGTATATATACGGCATTGCTGCCCTGGCGTCGTGCGTCGGCAATGAGTCGTGCACGTGCATCCTCGTCGCCGGCATCGTAGGTATATTCGCGTATGGGCATGCCGAATATGTTGGCAAAACGCGCCCAGTCGGCCATGTTGCCGCGTTTATATAACACGGCCGGCAGCAGTTCGGCGAATATGCCGAGCTTGCGTTCAGAGCCCACGAACATTGTGTTAGGGAACTCGTCGATGGATATGCCGTCTATCGCGCCCTGGTATTTCAGCAACTTGCGGTGTATGGGATCGTAGTGCTTGCGGTTTATGAGGTCGTAGCGTATGTTGCCGTCCTCGTCGAGATAGAACTGTACGAGCGTGAAGCCCCAGAAGTGGGACATGATAAGATCCTTGCGCAGCTCCTTGAACCACGGCGAACGCAACTGAGCGTTGATGACATCGTCGGGCTGATCGTTGCGGCGGAACTCTATCGGTATCTTTGTGACGCCACGCAACCGTTTGTCGAGCACTCCGGAGAGATGCAGGTCGAGCATGGAGCTCTCATACATGTCGTATAGCCGTACACGGTTGGTGAAGTCTATGTTAAGCGCAGACTTCACGGAATTGATATAGGCGTTCATGTCGAAGTAGAATATCTCCGGCATCTGGAGCACTACGTCTGGCTGCCGCGTGTTTCTAATGTCAACCAATCCGCCCTGTATTATTCGATTGCGGGCGTTCTTTCTTTTATCTTTCATGTTCATAATGTTGTATGATTAAAGCATTACAGGACGCACCTCGTCCGATTTTATCTGCCACCGGCTGTTGCCGGCAAGCACATCCTCAGGCAGCAGCGGTGCGCCGTCTATTGTCACATCTCCCGTCATCACTCCCTTCAGCCACTCTACGGCACGCTCGTAACGCTCCTTGCGTATGGTGGACATCTTGTAAGGGTTGTGCTGGCAGAAGATGTGGTATATGGCTATGTCGAGCGCAAACATCAGTATGAGCGGATGTCGCTCGTCGCCACGCGCGGCGAATATGGCGTCGCAGTCGTAGGTCTTGTTCATGTATGAGCGCATTTCTGACACGGCACGGTCCTCGCATATCTCGATGATTTGCGGGTCGTAGGTCTCCGTGTTCTTGCGCAACAACGAGTCGAGTATCTCGCGGTGGATGCTCGCGTCGTAGTCTTCTATCGTGATAAAGTTATCCATATATAATGTGTTTATTGGTTACATTCGCCAGGGGTTGCCTTCGTTTATGTCCTTATAAGACATTGTCACAACCGGTTCGAGCTCGGCGGTCTTGACGTCGAGCATTGTGATACCGCCTTCCACTGCGTCGGGACCGTCGGCAGGATAAGGCAGCGTAAGTTCGAACAGGCTGAACTGATTGATAAGCTCCTGCATCATAGGATTGTCTTTTTCTGCCTCGTTGAACACCCAGCGGCAGTTGCGGTCTATCGGTTCGAGGTTCGCTTCTATACGTGTCGCCTTATCGGCTTTCTTCCGGTCGTCGGCACGTACATATATTTTTTTCTTCCTGTGCTGGCATTCCTCACGCAGCAGAGACTTGAATACCTGCTGGAAGAACGGGTCCTGAAGTTTATTGTCTTCCATGTACCAATACACTGTAGTCTTCGCGTTCACGTCTTTGTCGCAGTCAAAGTACCAGCCGATGAACTCGGCGTTGGTGACACGGCCGACGTACGCCTTGATGATGTAGTAAGTATTCTTGAGCTTGCCGATAAGCACAAGTGCCTTGGTGCTTGCAGCTTTATTCTTATTGTTTGAATATGCCGGGTCGCCGTAGCCAATTAGGAAACGGAACTTTGAGAGTGCCGGAACTTTGCCCCACGGCAGGTTCTTGAATACTTTGCCTTCGGCGACGGGGTTGTTGAAATACTCGCCCTGCTGCGCCTTTGCCGACACATTGCTCAGTGTGCGGTCGATGAACTCCTCTGTGTTCTTCTGCGGCCATGTAGATTTGCCGTTCTTATCGCGTATGTTCACTACATCCCAATGCTTTGCCCGCTGTCCTGCACGCACGATGCAGCAGTCCTTCGCAATGATGTTGCCGCACCATAGTATAAGTGTAGATTCAGATATTGAACGTGTCGGATATAATGCTTTCTCAAACCAATCCCACTTCTTGTCCAATGTCACAGGGTTGCGGCAGTCCTCGTCGGTGTCATAGTCATCCATATACAGAATGTCCGGACGTATGGCCTCGTTGCGCATACCACGGGGCGCGTTGCCCGCACCGAGGGCTACAAACTTAGCTCCGCATTTGCAAGTGAACTCGCTGTCTGTCCACTGACCGAGAACCATTTGATTGCCGTAAAATTGTTTTATGCGGGCGTTGTTTTCAAATGCAGCCTTATATGGTGCAAGCAAACGCTTGGCAGCGTCGATGGTAGCCGATGCAAGGGCGACGAAGTGTTTACGCTTAGTCAGCGTCAGATACATGATGATGAACATCGCAACGGTTGACTTCGCCAGCTCACGCGACCACGATAGGACTTCATACCACTCGTCGTTGGCTATTACCCGACGTATGGCTGCCACATGGAACGGCGCAAACTCATACTTGGCATAACTTGGGAAAAAGAACTTAATCCATTTTATAGGGTCTGCCTCGAGCACCTTGCGCTGACGCTCAATCTCCTGACGTGTGAGACTGTCGTCAATCTCTATTCCGCGCAGCATGGCCTTATGGAAATTCTCCCATGCCGCTAACGCCTGTTTGTCTGTAATGCTGCTCATTGTCGTGTCTGGCCCTTAATAAATGCGTCAAACAAATCGTTGAACTGTCGTGCGGCGTTCATGTCCTGTGGACGCAGCCATGAGAGGAAGCGCATGCCTACGCTCACGCAATCCGCGACACCGATGTCGGTCTCGAGCTTACGCACAGCACCTGCGAGCTTTGACAGCGAATCGGCCTCGGCCGGTGTGGCAAATCGGTTGCCGGGGTCGCGCTCGTTGATGCGGTTGTTTATCTCGATGATCTGCCGTTGTATCTGCGCGATGATCTGGTCAGGCGTTATGGTGAGCGACGCCTTGAGCTCTTCCCAACCGCCCTCACGCATCCAGCGTGCGACGGTCTGCCTGGTGGTGCTCACCTTCGCGGCTATCTCCTCTTGCGTGTAGTTGCCGTTGATGAACAGTGACTTGGCAATATCCTTTCTGTCGATAGTCTGTCTGGCCATGTCTTTTTTTGATGCAAATATCACAATTATAATGTTGTATTTCAAATCGGATATTTATGTATAACCTGCGCAAGGCCAGCATATTATTCCGCAAGCGAAACATAAGGACACGGTTTGCGCGGCGGGGAATTTATGCAGATATTTGCAGAAAAATCAGGACAGCGAATGAGGTTTTTCAACACGATACCAGGTGACGGCGAAGTGGCCATTCTTCTGTACGGCGACGTGGGCGACGGACAGAAGGTTGACAGCAGCCGTGTTGTGGCGGAACTGATGGATCTGCAGTTGCGCTACAAAAAGATAGACGTGCGCATAAACAGTAATGGCGGCGATGTATTCAGCGGCATAGCAATATACGAAGCTCTCCGCACATGTAAGGCAGACGTAACCATATATGTTGATGGTGTTGCTGCGAGCATAGCGGGCATTATCGCGATGTGCGGGAAACCGCTGTACATGTCGCCATACGCACGTCTGATGATACACTCAGTCAGCGGTGGGGGCTACGGCAATGCTTCGGAACTGCGGGGGCTCGCGGCTCTGATGGAGAACCTGGAGAGGGACCTTGCGAGGATGATAGCCGGCCGTTGCGGCATGAAGCCGGAGGATATCACGGCCAGATACTTCGACGGCAGCGACCACTGGCTGACGGCACAGGAGGCTGTGGATATGAAACTCGCCGACGGCATTTACAGCATGCCCGACAGCAACGCGCCTGAAGGACAGACAAACGAGGAGGTTTACAAATTCTTCTATAACCGGTTGAACACAAATCAAACAAACATAAGAGATATGGCATTATTAGACAAACTAAGAATGTTGCCGTCGTTCAAGGATGTGAACGACGAGCAGGGAGTGATAGACCTCGTGCGCAGTCTGGAAAACAAGGCAACAAAGGTGGATGCGCTGGAAAAGGCAAACAATGCGTACAAGGAGAGAATTGAACAGGCAGAGTCGAAGGAAATAGACGCTATTCTGAACAAAGCTGTGAGCGAGGGCAAGATAACCAAGGAGCAGCTGCCGTCGTTCAAGACTCTGATGGACAAGGACCGCAAGACAACAGAAGCATTGCTCAACTCGATGAAGCCGACGGCGACTCGCAGGGCTGTGGACTACATCGACGACAAGACAGGCGGCGGAGACAGCCTTGTCAACAAGAGTTGGGACGAGATTGACAAAGCAGGCAGACTGAAGGAACTGAAAGACACAAACATTGAGCTCTTCAAAAACAAATACAAAGAGCATTTCGGAGTTGATTACAAGGACTAAAAAAGGAGAAAGAATATGGCATTAAATAAAGAAATATGGCAGACCACGATTGTAGAGAATCTGTATGCCGACAATTCGTTCGCAGCGAAAAGTGTTGACGATTCAAGTTTCGTCGATAATCACAAAGTACATATACCGAATGCCGGTTCACCGTCAAATGTCGAGGTGAACCGTTCATCTGTGCCGGCTACAGCCAAAAAGCGCACGGATAACGATCTGGAGTACACAATGGACGAGCTGACAACAGATCCGGTATATATTCCGAACATTGAGATGGTGGAACTGTCTTACGACAAGCGTAACTCAGTCATTGCCAACGACCGCGCCATCATCATGGACAAAGCGCATGTGAATCTGCTCGAGCGTTGGGGCGGCGGAGTGAACACAACGAAGTCGGTGCTGATGACTACAGGTACAGGAACAAGAGAGGCGCATACCTCGGATACTGCCACAGGTCAGCGCAAGAAGATAACCAAGGCTGATGTGCTCTCTATCATGACTCAGATGGACAAGGACAATATTCCGGAAGCCGGCAGATATCTGTTGCTGGATGCGTATATGTACGCAGACCTCTTGGAGGACTTGTCAGAAAGCGACAAGTGGATGTTCCAGAACTCGGCAGACGTACAGCGCGGTGTGCTCGGCAACTTGTATGGCTTCGACATCATGAAACGCAGTACAGTTCTGCGCATCAACGCATCATCGAAGGCCATAATCAGTTGGAGCGCAGAAGGCGATGCCGGGGAACTTGCCGCAGCACTTGCATGGCAGGAACAGAGCGTGAGCCGCGCACTCGGAGAAGTACACATGTTCGACTCGACAGACAACCCGCTGTACTACGGCGACATATATTCGTTCCTGCTTCGCACCGGTGGAGCTGTACGCCGTTATGACAAGAAGGGAGTATATCTCCTGGCAGAGGCTGCCTCAGAGTAAAGGAAGGAGGAATTATGATACCGAGGATAAAAATATCATACTTAAACGGCCAGCTGGGCACAGTGGGCGACAGTTCTGACGGGCTGTTTGCCATCGTGTGCGGCGCAGAGGCTGTCGGCTCCACGTTTGCGCTTGAGAAAGCATACAGCATAAGACGGCCTGCCGATCTGGACGCACTGGGCGTGACGGCCGAGAACAATCCGCGGCTGTACAAGCATGTAAGCGACTTCTACAGCATTGCAGAAGAAGGCACGGAAGTGATTGTCTGGGGTGTTGACAAGAGCACTGCAATGACTGCACTGCTCGACAAGACGACAGGAAGTGCGCGAAAGCTACTGGAAGCCGAGGGCGGAAAGCTCAGAGGTCTGTTTGTGGCATTGGACGGCAAGGCCGGCACATCGAGTGACAATGGACTCGACGAAGATGTGTTCACAGCCTTGCCAAAGGCTCAGGAGCTGGCAGAATGGTCAACAGACGAAATGTATGCGCCTATATTCGTTGTACTTGAATGACGCGGTTACAGCGATACTGAAAGTTTCACAGACCTCAGCGAGATGACATACAACCGAGTCGGAGTGCTCATTGGTGACACAACGTCGGCGTCGGAAGGTGCATGTGTAGGTTTGCTTGCAGGACGCCTGGCAAGTATTCCGGTGCAGAGAAACATAGGACGTGTGCGTGACGGCGCACTGCCAGCAACAGAGATGTATATAGGTGCCGCAAAGGTGGAAACCGGCATGAGCGTGATAGAAGAACTTTACGACAAAGGTTATATCACTCCGCGCAAGTACACCGGCAGAAGCGGATATTTCTTTACGGACGATCGTCTTGCATGTGATGAGACCGACGACTACGCACATCTTGCCAACAGACGTGTGATAGACAAGGCTTATCGTATAGTTTATGACACTCTGCTGGACATGATGCTGGACGAGCTGGAAGTCAACGAAGACGGCACGCTACAGACGGGCGTAGTGAAAAGCTGGCAACAGACAGTTGAAGACAAATTGAACGCCAATATGACAGCTGCCGGAGAACTCAGTGCCGGAGATGACGGTGAGGGTGCTGTGTGCTACATTGATGAGACACAGAACGTGCTGGCGACGTCAAAGGTTGAGGTGACAGTGAAGGTACGTCCATTCGGATATGCGAGATACATTGATGTAAGTCTTGGATTTGAAGTTCAGACATCATAACAAGGAGGTGACTATGGTCAACACAAGAGAATATGAATGGAGCGACGTTAACGTCGTTGTTGCAGGACGTGTGGTTACAGGACTGCGCGGCATAAAGTACGGCAGCAAACAGGAAAAGGAACTGCTCTACGCCAAGGGGAACAAGCCTCACGGCATACAGCATGGCAACAAGGACTTCAGCGGCGAACTCACGTTGCTACAGAGCGAATATGAGGCATTGAGAGCCGCAATGGGCGGTGACGTGCTTGACGGCGCGTTCAACATCGTGGCGTGCTACGGCAACGCGAGCAAGGGGGACGCGATAGTGTCTGACATGCTGGTGAACGTGGAGATAACCGAGGACAACACCGAGTGGAAACAGGGTGACAAGTTCCAGGAGAAGCCCCTGCCGTTTATCTACATGGACAAGAAAAAAGTATGAGACGGTGAGAGAGTGAGAAAGTGAGAAGGTATAAATTTAAAAAGTGAAAAAGATGAGGATAGATGACAAGCTCATAAAGGAATGGAAGGACAGGAATCCCGGCAAGGATATCTTTCTTATTACGGTGGATGACAAGGGCTGCGTGCTGAGAAGCCCCGGACGTCAGGATCTGAGCTACGCCAGCGTTGTAAAGGACCCGATGAAGATGAACGAGGTTCTCGTCAACCAGCTGTGGGTTGCCGGAGACGAGGAGATGAGGACGGATGACAGTCTGTTCATGGCGTTGTGCAACAAGCTGGAGGAAGTGCTGAAGGTAAAGGACGCCGAAATAAAAAAACTGTAGCGGATGCCGGCATAGACGACTTTACGGGGAGAGACGACATCCTGTTCTATGACACGCTGTTGCGGTATTATCTGCACGTTGACCCCGAGGTCCTGCCGGACGAGAAGTGGGCATGGACGATAAGGTTCCTTCTTGAGATAAGAATGATGGAGAACAAGGCGAATGGATAGTGTACTGAAGTTTCTGATAAAGCTGCAGGCGGACAGCGGCAATGTGCTTGAGGTCGCCCGGCAGACATCCCGGCGGCTGGACGACATATCCCGCCGCGCGGGAACCGTCAGCGCAAGACTGAGAAAGGCGTTCTCGGTGTCGAACTTCAAGGACTCGTTCATGTCTCTGCCCGGAATGGACTTCCTGACCAACCCGTACACCATGATGGCTGCGGGAATCGGAGCCGTCGCCAGGCTGGGCGCGGAGGCGGAACAGACAAATGTCGCTTTCTCGGTGCTTGTGGGCAACGAGACCAAGGCCGCGCAGATGCTCGGCAAGATAACGGACATGGCGGCTGCCACGCCGTTCGGCAAGATGGACCTTGTGAAGAACACCCAGACGATGATCAACTTCGGTGTGGCTACGGATAAGGTTCTGCCGCTGCTCAGACAGCTCGGCGACATATCCGGCGGAAACGCGGAACGCCTGTCGGGACTGTCGCTTGTGATGGGACAGGTGGCGGCGGCGGGAAAGATGCAGGGGCAGGACCTGATGCAGTTCATCAATGCGGGATTCAACCCTCTTCGCGAGCTGTCGGTGATGACGGGCAAGAGCTATGAGAAACTGCAGGACATGATGTCCAAGGGACGGATAACCTACGAGAACGTCGCTGCGGCGGTTGCCCACGCGACGGGCGAGGGCGGAAAGTTCAACGGCATGATGGAAAAGCAGTCACAGACTGTTGGCGGCAAGTTCAGTACGGTCATGGACAACGTCCGTGAGAGTGTCATATCCATGTTCGGGGAGATACGCTCCCCGCTTTCCGACCTGCTGGATACGGTGAACGGCGCGCTGCCGATGATATTCAGCGTCGTCCAGAGGATATTCGGAGTAATGTCCGCCGGCATCCGCTTTATCATACAATACCGTAAGGAGCTCTTCATCGTGGCGTCGGTGACAGGCGCCGCATGGCTGGCGGCAAAGACATACACGACAGCCCTTCTGGTGTATCACGGCGTCCAGACCGCCATAACCGTAGCCACCAGGGCATGGGCAGTGGCACAGCGTCTTCTCAATGTCGCCCTGTTCGCCAATCCGATAGGAGCCGTCGTCGGTGCCGTCGGCCTGCTTGCCGCAGGAGTCATATACTGCTGGAACAAGTTTGCCGGCTTCAGGGCTTTCCTTCTGACAGCCTGGGACACGGTAAAAGGTTTCGGCGGCATAATCAAGACATATATGATTGACCGGTTCAAGGAGCTTCTGGGCGGCATCGGGAAAATCGGCGAGGCTCTCAGGTTTCTCTTTAAGGGTGAGTGGGAAAAGGCGGCAGGCGCGGCAAGACAAGGCTTCCAGATGTTGAGAGGCACCGCATCCGCGCGCAATCTCACAGCGGCGGCTTCAGACACCATCCGTGCCGCTGGCGGTCTGTACGGCAGGTACTACAGGCAGGAGAGCCGCAAGGAAAGGCAGGAGAAGCCGTCCATCTCTGTCCCCGGACTGAAGGGCAGCGAGCAGAAGGTGGTGTTCGGCAAAGGCAGCGGAAAGAAAGGGCGCGGCGGAAGGAAATCGGCGGAGACCATGGCGACAGGCGGCAGGCGCAACACCTCCATAACCATGAACATATCGAAATTTTTCGACAGTATAAACGTATACATGAACGACAGGACAGACACGGCGGAGCTGGAGCAGACCATTGTCAGGACCATGAACCGTGCGCTGGCTATAGCTACAAGTACAGAGAGATGAGCACAGCATCAAGATTCATATTGGAGAACATGGCGTTCAGAGCCATCGGCGGCAAGGTGCCTCCTTACTGGCTTTTCAAGCAGGGAGGACTGTCGGAAGTCGATTCCGCGGAATATGCGGAGATAAAAAGGCTTAGCGACGGGCAGCTGGCGGATGTCGTCCGGACAAACGCCCTCGGTGTGCCGATGCAGCTTCCGGTGAGACTGCGGCTCGAGGAAGCCGGAGCCGAGGAATGGCTCGTGCCCGTCGAGCCTATGGTAAGCCTCACCGGGCAGAATATAATAACGCGCCGCAGGGTCAACAAGGGGCGCGTGAAAGGTTCGATAAAGGAGAGATGGGCTGAGGACGACTACTCCATAACCGTACAGGGGATACTTGTCGGTGCCGGAGGGAAATATCCGGAGGAGGATGTGGCACGCCTGCGCGGTTTCTGCGAGGCTGGGCGCGTTACTGTCCTCAATCCTCTGCTCGAGATATTCGGCATATCACACATGGTGATAGAGAAATGGGAGATACCGTTCACGAGCGGCAGCGACAACCAGAACTATACCCTGAGCGGATACAGTGATGACATATACAAGCTGCTTCTGAGCCGCGACGATCTTGACATATAGACACCGTCCATGTACACAATGACATATGACATAACAGTCGGAGGTTACCGCTTAGGCATGCTTGACTCCGTGGAGATACACAAGAGTGTCGAGCTGCTTGCCGACACCGCCGAGATACGGCTTCCGGCAACAGAGTACAATACCGCTCTTGAGGTGGAGGAGAAAATCAAGAGAGGCGACGCCGTCTCGATAAGGCTCGGATATGAGGAGTCCGGGCTTGTGGAGGAGTTCAGGGGATGGCTTCAGAGAATAGCTACCGACAACGGCACGCTGAAGCTCGTGTGTGAGGATGACCTGTTCAGATACCGCAAGGACATCAGCGATGCGGTCTTGAAAAAGGTGAGGCTGTCCGAACTGCTCGAGAAGGTCGTAGAGGGTACCGGCACCGGTGACGCTATAGACTGCTCGTATAGCTGGACATACTCCAAATTCATCATAAACGACGCGACGGGCTACGACGTGCTTAAGAAAATACGGGAGGAGTGCGGCGCGGACATATACGTAAGGGACGGTGTGCTCCATCTCCACCCGCCGGGTGAGGTTGTGGGCAAGGAACGGATATACGACTTCGCCCTTAATGTGGAGGACAATGACCTGACATACCGCACGACTGAGGACAACAGGTTCCGCATAGTGGTCAAGGCAAACATGCCGGACGGCACCGTCAGGAAGATTGAGGTCGGAAGCACCGGCGGCGACAAGATTGTCGTGAAGAGTCCGGTTGCTGATGCGGACGTGATGAGACAGCGCGGGGAGGCGGAGCTTAAGAGACGCTCGTTCAACGGGTATGACGGCAGCATAACGACATGGCTGATACCGGAGTGCTGTCCTGGTGACACGGCTGTGATACATGACAGGGACTATCCCAGGAAAGACGGCACTTATTTCGTAAACAGCGTGACCACCACCTTCGGCAAGGACGGCGGAAAGCGCAAGATAGGACTTGGATTCAGTATTGACTGATGGACAGATACAGGGAACTGGCTGAAAGGCTGCGTGGTATACAAGACTACGGACACCGGGACGTATTGCTGACGCAGGGTACCGTAGAGAGCGTGCACGGTGTGACGTGTGACGTCAGGATCGGCGGCATTGTCGTGCCGGACGTGAGACTGAAGGCGTCCGAGACGGCGGACAGCGGGCGTATGCTGGTTGTGCCCGCTGTGGGCAGCGCGGTGATAGCGGGAAGCCTGACCGGTGACCTGTCACAGCTTGTCGTGCTGCATGTTGACCGTGTGGAGCGTATAGAGATAAACGGAGGGCGTCTGGGAGGCCTTGTGAACATCGGCGAGCTGACATCGCGCCTGAACGCTCTTGTGGAGGCGTTCAACACGCATACGCACACGTCGTCACAGGGACAGACAGGTCCTCCCGTGCAGAGGGCGGAGACATTCAAGAGGGACGATTATGAGGACATACTGATAAGACACTGAGTCTATGAAAGGAATACAGCTGAAGAATTACGAGCCGGAGATCGAGACCGTAAGGGATTCTGACGGAAAGATTGTCCGGGGACTGAAGACGGGCGACATACTGCGTCAGAACCAGGCACTCATACTTCTGCTGCACAAGGGCGAGCTGAAGGAGAGCCCGTGCACCGGTTGCGGCATCGGTGACATGCTTCTGGACAGCGACCCTCTGTACTGGCGTGCGGAGATAAGGGAGCAGCTGGAGATGGACGGCCAGAAGGTGGACCGTGTGGAGACCGGCAGCGACGGTATAACGATAGAGGCTGGATATAGGGAATAATAATGTATATGGAGATGACTGACATTATAGAGAAATTCGTGCACGAGCACATGTTCATGCACATAGTGCTGATAGCTTTGAGCGTGGCCGCCATGCTTCTGGCGATGACGGTCGATTTTTTCACAGGCCTTCACAAGGCGAAGAAGAACGGCGTGGCGCGCACGTCGCAGGGACTGAAGAAGACCGCCACCAAGGCGACGAGATACTTCACGCCCTACATGGTGCTTGTCGGAATAGACCTTATAAGCTGTGTGGTGATGCCGTTCCCGGCGTTCTCCATGCTGTGGGCGGTGTACTGCATCTACTGCGAGTTCAAGAGCGTAAGGGAGAAGAGCTGGGAGAAGGAGGAGATGCGCAGGGCTCGGAATACGATGAGCGTGATAATAGAGAACAAGGACGACATCGCGCGGCTTGTGGCGGAGATGCTGTTCAAGGAAAATGAGAACAAGTGAAAACGTAAAAAGGCAAACGGTGAGGAAGTTGGAATGAGAAGGATAGAAAGGATATTCGTGCACTGTACGGCGGGCAGCCAGAGGCAGACCGTGGAGGACCTGCGGAAAGAGTTCAGGGACAGGGGCTGGAGGAATCCGGGGTATCACTATGTGGTGCTTGCCGACGGCAGGATCGTGGCGCTGCTTCAGGAGAACGAGGTGAGCAACGGTGTGAGGGGATACAACGCGACATCTGTGAATGTGGCGTATACCGGAGGCATAGACAGCCGCGGCAGGGCTGTGGACAACAGGACCGCCGGTCAAAGAAGGTCACTGAGGAGGATACTGTCGGAGCTGAGGGGAAGATATCCCGATGCTGTGATACTGGGACACCGGGACATCAGCCCTGACAGGAACGGCAACGGGATTGTGGACCCGTGGGAGCGGATAAAGGAGTGCCCGTGTTTTGACGCGGAAGAAGAGTATAAGGACATTTAAATGATATTTGGGATATGGGAAGACTGATATGGCTTATTGCCGCTGCGGCGCTGCTATGCGGATGCAGGACCCAGAAGGTTGCGAGCGAGAGTCTGACGGCAGATACCGTGATGGTGCGTGAAACGCTGTATGGGCGTGACTCGGCAGCGGTTGTGAAAGCGGAGAGATTGTCAGAGAAAACGCTCGTGAAGGACTCGACGGTCGTGACGGTGGACGCTGGGGGAAAGGTCGTGAGGCTGGAGCGGTACTCGTCCGTCTTGAAGGACAGGGACAGGCACGTTTCCAGGGACTCTGCGCGAGCGGTAACGTCCGGGCGCGCGACGGAAAAGACGGGCAGGCATGTGTCGGAGGCGGCGCGTAAGGAGGCTCCCGGAAACAAAGGCTGGAGTGAGGCTGCCGTTGTCGCCGGCATGGCGGCGCTGTGCTGCCTTGTGATGTATTCAGGACGTAAAAGGAGTTAGGGATATGGAGGCTGTGGTGAAGGACGGACAGACGCTCGCGGACATAGCCGTGCAGGAATGCGGCTCTCTGGAGGCTCTCGCGGACATAGCGGTGATGAACGGTCTCGCGCTGACGGACGTTCCTGCGGCGGGCACCGTGATACGTCTGCCTGACAGGGAGTATGACAGGGTGATGCGCGAGTACTGCGCCGCCAACGGTGTCTCCCCCGCCACGGCGAGGGACATGTCGGGCGTAAGGCTCGGGATATTTTCTGAAGAGTTCACTAAAGTATTCAAATGATATGGCACGTACAATCGCTGAGATAAAGAAGACTATGACGGACGCCTTCATGGAGGAGTCCGCCGTGAGGGAGATGTACGGTCTCAAGACCGGTGACACGTTCGGAGGCTCGTTCTCCAAGGTGAGCCTTGAGAACATCCTTTTCTACATAGTGGCTGCCTGCTGCCACTTCATGGAGGTGCTTTTCGAGCTGTACAGCGCGGACGTGGAGAAGAAGATAAGCGGCGCTGCGGTGGCGGGCGTCCCGTGGTATTGGAAGATGGCGACATCTTTCCAATACGGGGATGCCCTGATTTTCGATGAAAAGACACAGCGGTACATATACGTGGATGAGGATGAGGGCAAAAAGGTGGTAAGATTCGCTGCCGTGAGAGACCGGGGCACGTCGGTGGAGATACTTGTCGCTGGCGATTCTGGCGGTGTGCCTGAAGCCCTTTCAAACGATGTTCTGACAGCGTTTGAAGAGTATATGGACAGGGTCAAGATAGCGGGTGTCGTGCTGAACATCCATTCCCGTGAGGCGGACAGCCTTACAATCAGCGCGAAAGTCACGGTGGACGCTCTGGTGATAGACCGGAGGGGTGTGAGAATCTCAGACGGCAGCCGCCCTGTGGAGGAGGCGGTGGAGGGCTACCTCAGGAACATTGTGTATGGCGGGACGTTCAACAAGACGAAGCTTGTGGACGCCATACAGGCGGTGGATGGCGTGAATGACGTGGAGCTTGGCCAGTGCAGGTACAAGACGGCGTCGGACACTGAATACAGTGTGATGGAAGGAAACAACTATACGGCCTACGGAGGCTGCTTTGTCAGCACGGGACTGCGGAACACTATAACTTATGTGGTATAAGCTGGACATACTGAGGCTGGCGGTGCAGCTCGTGCCTCCGGTGCTTAGATGCGGGATTCTGATATCCCTGCTTGACGTTCTTACCCTGCCCCTGCGGCAGATATACGGAAGGTTCACGGCACTGCGCGAGGCTGTGGACAGGCGTCTTGACATAACGGCTGCGGTGCAGTACATGGAGAAGGCTCTTAATGACGTGTTCTTCCTGAAAGACGGACAGATATATATCGTAAGCAACGTCTCTGACGGGACGGTGTACTGCCATTATGAGAGCGAGCGGAAAGAAAACGTGTATATGGGCACGACGGCGGAAACGCCGCTCTTGCTCAGATACGACGGGGAGGCGGACCACAAGGCGAGCTTCACGGTGTATGTGCCGACATTCCTCTGCACGTCCCTCGACGCGGAGGAGGACGAGTACGGCGGAGTGCATCTCAGGACGGTCATGACGTGGATAGACTATTACAAACCTGCCGGAAAGACTTACGGCATAGAACTGTACGATTATGAGGAGACTGAAATTCAACGAGGGCGGACAGCCCGTGTTTCTTGACGACCTGAAGCTGCTTCAGGATAACGGACTGGAGCCGTGGTCGCGGCTGGTGTCGGCGCTCACCGGCAGCGGGAACGCCTTCCTGCTGAAAAAGCCGGAAGTGGATATTGTGGAGGCGTCGGAGGATGAGGGCACGACGACCTTTGTCCTGAAGGCGGGGACACTTGTCGCCGGAGGAGCAGTGGCTGACTGGGAGGACACTCGGCTTACGATAGGCGACTGGGAAACGCCTATATATCTTGTCGTCCGCAGGGAGGAATCCGGCGCGCGCGTCTTTCAGGACGGTCAGACAAGGAACTGCATGGTAAGGACAACCGTCATCCCCACGCTTGACAGCAGCGGCGCGGAAGAGTACTACAGTCTGTATGACATGAAGACTCTCAGCGAGCTGGTGAAGGATTTTGTGGGACTGTCGGAAAACACGTGGAAGGATGTTCCCGTGACTTTCATGAACGGATACGGCGGAAAGGTGATGTGCCAGGACAACGTCATGTACAGAAGGATATATATTGACATAGAAAGCAAGAATGCCACCATGACGGACGGGCAGATAGCCCTGTTCAACACCACGGAGCAGTATATGCGGTTTTTCAGAAGTCCGGCATGGGTGGCTGTCAAGGGAGACAAGAAGCTGAAGACGTTCGGTGTGCACGGATATGAGGGGATAGTGAGTGTGAGCAAGTCTTCTGATGACGGTGAGCAGGAGAGCCCCTCGGGTGTTCCGGTGAAAATCGTTTTTGAATTACCTAAATAAAAACATATGGCAACAATATATGAACTCCAGCAGCGCGCTGACGCGCTGCGCAAGAAAACGGAGACGGACAGCATAAGCCCGGAGGAGGTAGGCGGGCTTCATGCCGACACCCTGTCGTTCATGGCGGAGCTGGTCCGGAACAAGTCAGCCCTGGGCATAAGGAAAGCGTATGTGAGCAGGGCTGCCATGGAGGCCGACATGAGTCCGGAAGGCACGGACGGCCTGCCCCTGCGTTTCGGACAGCTGGTCATAATATATGACGCCTCTGACAGGAATGCGGCGGACAACGGGCTGACATTCGCATGGCAGGCTCCGGGATGGCTCGAGATAGGCAGGCTGTACCCGAACGAACTGACGGACGGCGTGCTCAGGAAACTCCGCGGCGAGCCGTCGGCGGTGACTGACAACATCCGCAACCCGTACACGTATCTCGGCAGCTTCAAGACGTGGACGGAAGTACAGGCGGAGCTTGACAAACTGCACAATACAGGCGGAGAAAACGATACAGGAGAGTCTGACGAAACGAAAATAGGCGAGTTCCGTGCGCTACTTGACGGTAGAAACCTGCTTGTAAGGAACTGGGTGCAGAATTGGGCGACAGGCGTGTTCACGCAGATGGTGGAGGGTTCCATCAGGTGGAACGGTGAGACGATGGAGCAGTCCTTACAGACAAACGCATATGAGAGGATATACAACGGTGGCAGCGGATGGGGAATATGGCAGACTGCCAGCTCGTCAGCCGCCGCAGTTATAGGATATAAGAATGCGGAAAGTGTGGAATATCTTCCTGATAATCCAGCGGAAGAAGAAAAAAGCGTTGGCTGGCTTATTGGTGATAATCTGTATGTTTATGTCGAATCTGGTGGGAATGTAAAAGATGGCAAATATAAAAATATGGGTGCGTTCCGTGGACCTCAGGGCAGACAAGGTGCTTCAGCGTATGAGCTTGCGTGGTCAGAAGGATTCCGTGGAAGTGAATCCGAATGGCTTAACAGTCTGAAAGGTAAGGATGGTAAGAACGGCTTAGACGGGGTATCATTAGGCGAGGTCGCTCTTGTGCAAGAACTGTCGGACGATGAGGGAAGCGAGGGAAAAGTCATCTCGCAGAAGGCGGTGACGCAGAAAGTCAACGAGCTTGCTGATGATGCGGAAAGCACACGGCGGCTCATCAACACATATAAGGGAAAGGTTGTTCCGGTAACTGTAACATACAGTAGGAGATATACGGGTGATGTCGGTGAGAAACCTGCCACTGTCAATGGAGCCGGATATTGCGTTACTACGGTTGACAGAGGAGACAATCTGTATGTGAGGTTCAATCCGTACAGTTCCACGGAAGTCAACGGATGGATTAAATATCTTGACTCTGAGGGGACGATTGTTGCCGTCGATTTCACCACAGGAACATTCACGGACGGATTCCAGCGTGTGCCTTTGGAGTTTCCGGAGAACGCCACGCAGGCTGTCATCAGCTCACATTCACAGGCGTCAGACCTTGTGGTATTCGAGGGCGACGGTATGCTTGACGCTCTTGAGACAGAGGAAAAGAATACTATCGTGGGTGCTATCAATTCCGCGTTGGCTGACACGGCGGCATTGCGTGACATGACCCTACGTACGGAGACCGTTACCGTGACCAAGGACGATTTTAACATGGAGCTTAATACCGGCTCGTTCAACATTGCGAATGAAGATGAATTTCCTGGGCTGTACAGTTCTGGATTCAGATGGAGTAAATGGTATGATGTTCAGGGGTTGGTGTCTTTCAGACTTACATGCGGAAGTAACGGCGGCAACGCACAGTTTAAACCGTTCTGCTTTTATGACAAAAATTATATAGCATTATATGCGGATAATTACCCCAAGCGAAATTTCCAGAACGTAGACGAAATGGAAATCACAATACCTGAGGGTGCGAAATGGCTTATTTTCAATGTTCTAAAAACAACCCTTGAGAATGATGGTTTCAAAGCGGAACTCACATGGAATAAAGATCGCGCAAATATTGCATCAAACGGTGATAAAATTGAAAACATAGATATTGTGGCATCTGTAAAAAAGGAAGATACAAGTATTTATGAATATGGTATTGGTTGGAAATTAGGCTATTCGACGATATCCAATAGTAATATGATGTATGAACCATGTGCTGTAGATGGCGTTTTGAGGCATTTTTACGCATATTTTCCGGTCTCCACTGGTGAATATGACAGTCTGTGGCTGTGTATTTATCAAAGAAAGACTTATGGTGAGTCAGGTAGCGCTTTTGCCATGATACAAAGAGACCGTAGGAAACTATGCGCATATACAGAGCTAACATCGGCAGAAAGCGTGGGGAAATATGTCGATGTCGATACTGACATAGAAGTAAAAAAGGGAGACCTGTTTGCGTTATGCCTTCTGAAATCGAATGGAATATTTGGCAACTTGTTTTATCCGTACGCATCAACAAGATATACAGATACATCATGCACTACGCCTAATGCGCAGGAGTATGCCATCCAACCGTTAAAAAGTACTGTATACCAGCGTCCGGGTGCTTTTAAGGCAACCATAGAATATCATAAGAATCTTGACGGCATAATTGACGAGTTTACAGAAAATGCAGATAAGATAGAAAGCCATGACATAAGTATTGAACAGCTTCAACAAAGCGTCACTTCGTTGAATGACAAAGTCCAGAATGCAGGGGCTATAAATGATAATGTAATCTCTCCGGAATCGTCATACTCTTCAGAAAAGATAGAGGAAAGGATTGCTGAGATTCAGACTGCGAGTGCCAATGTTCAGGTTGTGAACGCTGAAGGTGACAGTCCGACAAACGCAATTTCACAACAACGCGCCACACTATCCCTTAGACAGCGGATAAAGGTATTCACGGATGTTGCATCAATGGTTGCCGATACAACTCTGACAAAAGGAATGTCATGCCAGACTCTGGGCTACTTCGACTCCGAGGATGGCGGTGCGGCATTATATGTCGTCAAGGATGGAGAACTCACGGAGGACGGCGGTTCGGTGATAGAGCTTTCAAATGGATTGTATGCGTGTCTTGTCGCAGATGAGGGGCATATCAATGTACTACAATGGGGCTGGGCAAAAAATCCTGCAGAACCGACACTCAGGGATATCACCCAGACGTTGAACAACATCATGACATTTATAAGAACAACCAAACAGCAAGGACGCACCGCTCCAAGTATCATATATATTCCCAAGGGTATGTACTATCTTTCGGAAGCTGTGGGTCTTGGTGACAATATAAGGATTGAGGGACAGTCCGGAAGTGCATACAACGCGACTCCGGCAAACAGCGTGAGTATGATATACACCAATTTTCCGGGTGCGGTATTCACAGGCTCGCGTTTTTATCTGACACGGCTGACATTTTACGGAAAGTATCGCTCATCGTCCCCAGAGAATGACACCATGATAGCGCAGAGCCCCAAGGAGATAAGCTGGTGCGCAATCAGCGGATACGACTATGTGTGCGACGGTCTTGTGTCGGTAGCTGAGATGTGTCATTGTGTAGCATGGATGATGTACAAGGGTGTTGTAAGGAGCAAGATAAATGACTCGTTCATACATCATAATTTGCTTACGGGCTCATGCTGGAACAATGTACAGAACTGTGCCACAACATGTATAACGCTCTCTGCCTGTGCCGCGGGTAACATCTCCGACAATTATATAGATTTTTGGACTTACGGCATAAGAGGCGTAGTACAGATGATAAACATGGTCATAAAAGGCAACACAATAGACTACTGTGCTGTCGGGGTTCATGCTGAGGGCTGTGAAGGCTGTGTCATTGCAGACAACAACTTCTACCATATAAACAAGGCTACTACTAACGGCAGCGGTGTCATAGCAAGTTACCCGCAAGACAGTGCGTGGCGTACCACAGACTGGTGCTGCATAAATGTGGAAAGCACGGTAAAAAGCTTAGCTGCCATTGGAAATATCGCTTGTGGTTCTGACGTATTTATGAAAGGCGTAGCTGCGCAGGAGTTGTATGCTTATGGAAATATGCTCCGTGGCATAGCTGCGGGAAAGAGATATTCCGAGGCTAATCTTGAGTCTACTGTATGCCATGTCGACAATGCGGACGATGTGTGACAAGTATCTATTTATAAAACAATAGCAAAAGAAAGGAGTAAATCATGAAGGAAAAAGTTATCAGATTCGTGACAGACAGATGGTTCGGCTTCGTGGCAGGACTGGTAATCGCAATGCTGTACATGTGGCAGGAGCAGAGCCTCGGCAGCGTCAACGCATGGATAATGGGTATCATCACGCCCATGCTCTTCGGAGCGTTCGCCTAGGTGGTGAGACATGTCACCACGGAGGACACGTACAAGTGGAAGAACCTGCTGTGGTGGCTCGCTGGAGCTGTCATAGGAGTAGTGGCGATGCTTGTGGTATAGGTGTCCCTTCCGCGCCGGGCGGAAGTAAAAAGCCCCGGCCTGTTAATATAGACGCCAATCATTTATTAACACAAACGCTACAGATGCGCGGCCGGGGCATATGTCCTCTGCCACATCTGTAGCGTTTTTATTTGTTATAAATGATTGGCGTGCAAATGTACTAAAAAATATTGAACATAAAATCAGAATGAATAAATATTATCAGATTTTGAATAAAATCCTCAATACGGGCAAGACGCAGACTAACAGGAAAGGCCGTATAAGGTATCTGTTGAACGAGAGGCTGACACTTGTGCCTGGTGACCTGCTCGACATCTTCGAAAGCCACGGAATAGCGCGCAGGAAACTGAAAGCGGAACTTAGCCTGTTCATGCAGGGTGAGCGAGATGTTGAAAAATACCGAGAGGCGGGCATCACATGGTGGGACTATTGCGGACATACGCTGGTGAACAGCTATCCTACATATTTCGAAAAGCTGCCGCCCTTGATTGACAAGATAAACAATGAAAGGAGAAACAGCAAGAACTATGTGCTGTTCCTCGGTTCTACAGGTGCGGAGACGAACCAGGCACCATGCCTGAGCCTCGTACAGTTCCAGATAGACGACGGTGGGCTGGTCGTGTCCGCATACCAGCGCAGCAGTGATGCCAACCTCGGACTGCCGTCTGACATTTACCACCTTTATTTGATGTCGAGACAGATAGACTTTCCTTTGAAGTCCATAACTCTTGACATTGGCAATGTGCACATTTATGATAATAACATATCCCGCACAGAAGACCTGCTGGCGGGTAAGGAAAACATTAAATTTGAATTGAACGTATGAGAAAGATGTATTTGTCGGCTCCTCTTCCGTTTGTAGGGCAGAAGCGTATGTTCGCCAAGGAGTTTATAAAAGTGTTGGAACAGTTCAAGGACAAGAGCGTGTTCGTGGATTTGTTCGGAGGCAGCGGCTTGCTGTCGCACATCATCGGACGCATAAGACCGGATGCGACGGTCGTGTATAATGATTATGACAATTACAGGGAAAGACTGCTTGCCATTCCGCATACCAATGCCCTGTTGGCTGACTTCAGACTGCTGGCGGCGGATGTGCCGAAAGGAAAACCTATAAGAGGCGCAGCGCGTGAACGTATATTTGAACGTATGGCAAGGGCGGAAAAGGAATGGGGATTTGTTGACTATATCACCGTGCCGTCGGTTTTGATGTTCTCCATGAAGTATGCCACGAGCCTTGAAGCCATGCGCAAGGAAACGCTTTACAACAACATACGCAAGACTGACTATTCGCCGTGTACCGATTACCTGGAAGGTCTGACCGTAACGTCATGTGACTACAAGGAACTGTATATGAAGTACAAGGATGTTCCGGGAGTGGTGTTCATTGTCGACCCGCCTTATCTTTCAACCGATGTAGGTACGTATAAGATGTACTGGCGGCTTTCCGACTATTTGGATGTGTTGAACGTCCTAAGAAACAAACCTTTTGTCTATTTCACATCCAACAAGTCATCGATAATTGAACTTTGCGAATGGCTTGGTGAAAACAGGACACTCGGAAACCCTTTCAAAAATTGTGAAAAAGTGAAGTTCAACGCACATGTGAATTATTCTTCAAAATACACAGACATTATGCTTTATAAGAAACAGACGGAAAAAACTGCCTGA